CATGTCATGTCATGTCATTGAAGATTGAATAGTTATATTTAATAATTATTCAATTGGTCTAACCTTATTAACCAAACGTATTTTCTGTAGAAAAGGTGATATACAGAAATCCATCCGTATCTTTATATATATTATAAATATCTGAAATATATGCCGAAGTAGGTGGTATAATATCACCAATAAATAGAAAAAGAGCAGTATTTTGATGAACACTAATAAACTTACGAATAATATAGATAAATTGACCAATTGTTAGATCTCTCGATACCAGAAACTTTGTTTTAGAAATATTCGGCATATTTTTGGTGTTCTTCAATTTTTCACATATGACTGGAATCTTGCCGGGATATTTATGTAATATATTCCCTGATTCTATTTTTCTCTCATTATGAGAATATTTATCTCTGAACGAGATAAAATTTGTCGTCAGTTGTTTATTCATATAGTAATCTCTTAATATCTATTAAATACTATTAAATACTATTTAAAATAATTTATGTATTGTACATAATGCCTCGAAGAGATACAAACAAAGAAATTACCAAAAAAAATCAAATGAAATCAGACATTATTACACGTTCAAAGAAAAGAAATGAACCAAATGAACCAAATGATCCTCCAAACGATTCATCTTCAGATGATGAAGAGTTGAATTCGATAGAGTATAAAAAATTCTTGGGTAAACTATTTCCTTCCAAATATATGACAGAAAAAATAAAAGATGAACAAAAATTCGCATCTAATAGCAGCGTTAATAAATTTAAAAAAAATAAAAGTTATGATAATAATATGGCGGACGATAAACCAAACAAGTTCAATATAATATTTACGATAAAGGATAATGAGTCGGATGAAGAAGATGAAGACGAGTATGAAGAGTTTGACAGTGAAGATGAAGATTATAAGACAGAAGATGAGGATGAAGAGGTTAGCACATCAGAAGATGAGGATGATACTGACTCAGAATCGGAAGAAGAAGAAGAAGAAGTTGTACAAAAAGGTCGTCGCGGAGCGACAAAACAAGAAGATAAAACTAAGAAAAATACATCCTCTAGAGAAGGAGATAAAAAGGAAAATGTCGATGTCGTAAAAGAAATTATTAATAAAATTAAAAATATGGAAAATGCAGGTATATCGGATGACAAAGTAAAGAATGAAGATGTGATCAGTCAATTGGATAATATAAAGAAAAAATATAATAATAAACTTATCAGTAAATGTATCAGTCAATGTAAGAAAGAATTGATTAAACAAAATGAAAAGATAGAGAGAAAAGGTGAAAAACAAAAAGAGAGAAATGAACGTATTTTTCGAAAAATTATTAAGAATAAGAATATGTTGAACGACTTTCAGTATTTTGCCAAGTTGGATGTCGTTCAACAGAAGTCCATTATTAAAAAAATTAGAGAAATCAATCAATATGAGAAATTTGATAAACCATATAGATTATCTTTAATCGAATCGGATATACCTGCTGTATATAAGGTTGCTGCTATGAAGAAGATGGCAATCCTGCGTAATATGGATCCTTCTAATGGAGAGTATTACAAGATAAAAAATTGGGTCGATACTTTCATGCGAATTCCTTTCGGGAAAGTAGATACGCTACCCATTCATTTCTCAGATGGTGTAGAGAAGTGTCATGAATTCATGGAGAACGCACAGAAAACGTTGGATGCTGCAGTATATGGGTTAAATGATACAAAGATGCAAATTATGCAAATCCTAGGACAATTAATAACAAATCCTTCCTCTATTGGGACAGCAATTGCGATACATGGACCACCAGGTAGTGGAAAGACCTCTTTGGTGAAAGAAGGAATTAGTAAAATATTAAATCGCCCTTTTGCTTTTATTGCATTGGGTGGTGCGACAGATAGTAGTTTCTTAGAAGGACATTCTTATACATATGAGGGAAGTGTCTGGGGTAAGATTGTGCAAATATTAATTGAAAGCAAAAGTATGAATCCAGTCATCTATTTCGACGAATTGGATAAGATCAGTGATACACCAAAAGGGGAAGAAATTGCGAGTATATTGACACATTTGACAGATACAACACAGAATAGTCAATTTCATGACAAGTATTTCTCAGAGATCGATTTTGATTTGAGTAAATGTATTTTTATCTTCAGTTACAATGACGAGTCAAAGGTAAATCCTATATTGAAGGATCGAATGTATCGTATTAAAACGAAGGGTTATGATTTAAAACAGAAAACAATCATCAGTAATCAGTATTTGCTGCCGAATATTCGAAAACAAGTTGTATTCGAAGAAGGTCAGGTTATTATTCAAGATGATGCATTACATCATATTATAGAGAATCACTGCTGTAATGAAGATGGAGTCCGTAATTTGAAACGCTGTATGGAAATTATATATACAAAGTTGAATCTTTATCGATTGATGAAACCTGGAGAGAACTTGTTTGAAACAGATTTGGCATTGAAGGTTACATTTCCATTTCAAGTTACAAAAGAGATTGTTGACAAGTTGATAAAGAGAGAAGAAGGTAATATGACATATCGAAACTTGTATGTCTAAGTCAAATATAAATCGATATTTAATTGTTTGTTTTGGTGGAATGGTATCATAAAGGTGTTATAAAGAAAATCATTGATGAAATTATTCACATTTAAGTTTTAATTTCATGAAATTGTAGTATTGTAGTATTATTTGTAGTTTAAATAATTATTATGTAATTATTTAAATCAACATGAATAAAAACAAATATGATAAAGAAAACGACGAAGAAGACGAAGAATCAAACGCAAAATCAATCGAAAATTTGTTAATCATGTACCAATTTCTCAATAAGCATAGAACATATATTCGTAATAATCTTTTTTTCGATGCAAATACAGATTATTGTAATAACTACACTATTTTAAGAAAAATAAATAATTTGAATTCTTCTATTGAAAATAAATTACGAAAACGATGTAAGCATGATATAGAAATAGATCATATTGATACTTCATTGGATGATACAAAACAAATACGATATTGTTCAAAGTGTTTACTCACATTTTAATATTCACTATATGGAACATTATTCCCTCCGCGATGTATTAAATTTTGGTATTGTTTATTGCTAATACATGCACAACCCATACTATTCGTATATGTTGTAGGACAACATTCAGGTTTAAATGGCGTATTCGCAAACATAAGCATGCTGCTATTATTGCCTTCTGAATATGACTGTTTATGATTCGAAAATGCTTCTTTCGTTATACCATTGCGTTTTTCATTGGATGGTGTCACTTTTATCGCATCTGCTGTTTTTTTCATAGTTTCTTTAAATCCTTCTATTAATAGATAAGGATTGTGTGTTTTAGCGCAAGAAAACAAAAGATGTCCGTATAAAATAATTAATAGTATACATATTAAAACAATGGTCTCGACATTAATATTTAACTTCATTATACATATTTTATAGATAATAATTATTATATAATATGTTAATCTACCAGTTAATTTACGTATAAATCAACGCAAGCATTATAATCAAAATACTTATTTCCGTTTACATAAAAATATCCTTGATCGGTCAGCAAATGATAAAACCCTCCTAAATCTTCTGTATATTTTATTGTATTATCTAACAAATTTCCATATACCAAGTCATGTGATTGTATTAATACTTTTCCATATACGTTAATGGGACGATGAATATCATATGATTTTAATTCATTACCGATATTTATTTCCGTGACGAATTTCATTGTTCCGTCTTTCATTTCTATCAGTGTATCAAACGGAAATCCTTTATTATAAATACTATGTATTTGATCTAATCTTATTATCGATTCTTCAGTGCTGACATTTCTTAATAATCGTAAATATTTATCTTCTACTAAAATATCATCCCAATCAGAGAAAACTATACCATTCAATTTGATTATTTTGTTACTCGTATTCACACAATATAATAACGGTTCATTATAATCACATATCTTCTCTATATTTGGATAATCTGCAACACATATCCATTTATTTTTATATAATAAACGATGTGTTCCGCTAATGATCACACCATTTAAATTATACATATCTTCATTTCCCCTCTCTAATATTACATGGCATTGTATAATAGAACCATCATTTAATATGTCACCAACCCGAATATTTGAAATGCTCACGTCTTTTCCATTTTGTAATTTCAGTTTCGTATTTTTATCAAAACATTTTAATTGTGGCATCCCTGGAAATGTTGGCGTTCCAAAAACGTCTGATATAAAATTAATAATAAGTCCTAATGGAATAGTTATTCCTGTAAATATTAAAATAAACACTAATGCACTGGGTTGAAAAAATATTAATAATATAAAAATAACAATGACCAACGCAATAAGCATTGTAAGCAACAAATTGACAAATGCATCGAAGAATGATTTCACTGAATAATATATTCCAAAAATAGTATATAATCCTGCTGTCAACATGGCCTGTGATTTACCGAATATATCATTCATCTTTATAAGTATTTCTTGAAATGGAATAAGAACATTGATTACTTTTGAGAAAATCTGTCCAGTTATATTACTAATACTTTTTCTTATTTCAGCAATAATACCTCTAATTGAATTTAAAGCATCTAATACTAATGAAAATATTTCGGTAATTGCATTTGTTACGAATTTGAGCGGTTCCAATTCAGCACCAGATATACTTGTCAGAATATTTTGAACACAATATTGATAGTTTTCGCTTGTATAACCAAGAAAAGTTTTTCCTTTGGGTAAATTGATTAATCCGGCAAATGGCATGACAGAAGGACTACATCTCTCTGTTTCCCAATTATCACTTAAATATTTGATATTCATCATCGCTTTCGTAAAAGATATGACTAAGAACAATACAAAAATCATAAAAATAAAGTAAATAATAGTTGGACCATATAGATTAAAGTAACCTTGTTTACTATATAATAACATTACCCTATCTATCGCACCTTGTTTGTTTATTTTATTTTGTTCATCATCCGACATATCTTATAATATATTAAATAATCATTTTATTATACTCATATTTCTCTCTTGCCTTATCATCTTCCCAATCATGGAAGACATATTTACCTATTTTTATATTATGATTATCTGTAACTAGGCAGCACAACTCATCGCTTATATCTTCTGTCGATTCCGCATCCGAGTGTTCGGCTACTGGTATATATCCATCTTTTTCATTCAAATAAATCAAGTGTGATCCTGTAACATATATATTTTCTTCTCCATTTACAAATTTATAGAATTTCACTCTTGGTGTATTTTTTATTTTCATAATAATTTGAACTTCACTATTTCCGTCTATTTTATCTCCTAAAGATAATTCACTCATTTTACATTTTGTTCCATCTATTTTTTGAATTATTGTATCTGGATGAAAACAGACTACATTAAAAATATCTCCAACCCAACCATTCATCAATGACTCTCCAGATAAACTGAGACCTTCTAATACATACACTATTGTTAATACTACTCCAACCATCTTTCCTGCTAAATCTCTAATTCCAATGAATATTTTAACAAACTCGATTATAATATTGGTAAATATGCTCATTAGACTTTGGACGATATTCATAAAAAAATCTCTCACATTGCTAATGACGGCCCTCACATAATTTAAACTATCTATTACCTCGCCACCCATATTAGCCAAACCGCTAGTAATGAAGTTCAATGGTTCCAATAAATATCCCATAAAACTACCCATAATATTTTGTGTGCAATATTGAAAATTTTGTGAGGTCGCTTCAGATGCACTTTGATCATTTTCTTTATTTATCCATCCGGCAATCGGTAATACAATTGGATTACATCTATAACTTGCCCAATCATCGATGATATTCTGTTTTAGTCCTAGTATATAAGGAACATACATTAATAAAATAGTCCAAAATGTCACAAATATTATTAATAGCATATCTCCAAGCATATGATATAATAATAATATATATTCTTTATCGAACAACCTTATTTACCTACGATATTTACGACTGCGTTTCCTATATCTTCTTTTTGTGGTTCTTTGTTTCTGCTTTCGACGACGATAACGTCTCTTTGTTCGGCCACCTTTAGAAATAATAGCAGCAGAATCTTCTTGCGAATTGACGAGTTGTTGTGTTTGAATTTGCATAAGTTTGCTACTCGTTGCATCTGCTGGATAATTTGTTGGATAACTTGAAGTTTGGACGTTTGTAACAGCAAATGTCGCAGCACCGCCTTTAAAACCACCTTTAGCACCACCTTTAGAATCAGCCCCTTTTACAACTTGTGTATTCGCATTAATTGCTAGTGCCGCCTGACTAGGTGAACCGCCTGGTAAATCAATCGATGGTGAATAACCTTGTGGAAAAGCAATTCCTCCTTTCATATATTAGTTAAATAATATAATTATTTTTCAATAATTATATTATTACGATGAATGAAAACGAACAGTTACAATTACAAAAATTAATAAAAATGAACAATGTAGAGGATCAAACGCAAAAAATAAGAACTCTAAAACACAGTCCTTTGTTAAAAGAAGATATACATAAATTGCTCTTATTAAAAGAAGAATATAAGGATGATTTAGAAGGATTGAACATTATTTCTATTGAAAAGTGTTCTTTCTTATTTACACATTATACTGATATATATAATCGTGTCAAAAAGGATGAAATTGATATTCAAATGTTGTTTCTGTTTATCGACACATTATCTCAAATAGAAAATGGAGAGATCGATCAACATGAGGGATCTTTTCAAATAGGCAAGTTGTTGAAGAACATTTATATTGATAGTGCTTTGAAGAAATCAGAAAAACTTGACAAAATATACGAAAAGACGGAAACGGTCATAGAACCAATTAATATTAGTTGGAAGCAATGGAAACTAAACCTATAATTCTTTCTCTGATTATGATTATGGATTATGATTAATATTCAAAATGAACCAAAGCTTTTCTCTCTTTCAATGTAGTTTGATTTTAATCAGTTAAACTATTACATAAATTATTTAATTTCATTAATTTTACTCTAAATTCTAAACAGCAATTTATATATTCTTCCCACATATTTTTCAATAGTTCATTTGTTATTTTACAATTTATATGTGAATGATGTTCTTTCATTTTAAAATAATAATCTATGTTAGCATTTTTATTATTATTCCACAATTTCGTTAATTCCTTTAAATGAGTAATCACTTCAGTTGATAAAAAACTCATCAGTACAGAATTATTATTTATAGTTTTTATAAAAAACTTAAATTTGGATTTAGTTTTTTTTATATCCAACATTACAGTGTTCCATAATTCACTAGCTTCTAATCTTGTATTTTCCATATTTGTTCAATTATTTCAATAAATGTTTAGATTTTATACGTGTTTATTTTTTATCAAATTTAAACAAATTAATATTCAAAATGAACCAAAGCTTTTCTCTCTTTCAATATAATTTACTGTTTCAGTATATCCTCCAATGAATTGAGTATTATTCGTAAATACGATTGGGAAGGTTCTCCAATCTCTACCAGTTGCTATTTTGACAGAAGAGAGAAACAGTTCTCTATTATTAGTCAATTGCTTATCACAATTTACTTCTTTGAATGTTTTTTTTTCATTAACCAATAAGTTTTTCAACTTTTTACAGAAATCACATCCACTTTTAGTGTAAATAATATACTCATCATATGAATTCTGTGTAAAAGACTGATTCATATATATTATATATATTTTAAACTCTTAAAGAAATTACGCTGTTCTGTGTTTCTAGTTATATTATATAAATAGAACATGTATATAATATAAATACAGATGTATAGATGTATGAATTTTTCAAAGAAATTGGTAATAGTCGAATCTCCGGCGAAATGCAAAAAAATAGAAACATATCTTGGACCAGGATATAAAGTGATTGCTTGTTTCGGGCATTTTAGAGAAGTCGTATCTCTTAATCATCTAAATATTGCTGATGGATTTAAACCAAAGTATACTATCTGCGATAAAAAGAAGGCACTAGTTGAATCCATTCGAAAGGCGATCAAGACTGCTTATGAAGTCATAATAGCAACAGATGATGATAGAGAAGGCGAGGCAATTGCATGGCATATATGTGACCTATTCGAATTGTCGATCGATGATACAAAGCGCATTATATTCAGAGAAATAACAGAAGAGGCTATTCAACGAGCAATAAAGCAACCGGAACGAATAGATATGAATCGTGTTTTCTCTCAACAGGCAAGACAATCTATCGATTTAATGGTTGGATATACAGTGAGTCCTCTTCTGTGGAAAAATATAGCAAATACAGCAGCCTTATCAGCAGGTAGATGCCAGACCCCAACACTGAAATTAGTATATGATAATCATTTAAAGGCGATTGACAAGAAAGATGCTTCTATAAAATACACAATTATTGGTTATTTCACTGTAAAATCGGTTCCATTTGAACTGAATCAACAATATGATACAGAACCAGAAGTATTGACCTTTTTAGAACATACATGTATCTTTCAACATAAAATATATTCTTCTATCGAAAAGAAAATAAGAGCACCGCCTATGCCATTGACTACTTCCAGAATTCTACAGGCAAGTCCCTATTCTACTAGTGACACAATGAAGATCTGTCAACAACTATATGAGGAAGGGTTTATTACTTATATGCGAACTGATTCGATTCATTATAGTCGCGAGTTTCTCTCTTCTGTAAAAGAATTCATTTGTAAAGAATATAATAATGAACAATACCTTGGCTCTATGACAACTGATGATTTCTCTGATGATGCACATGAAGCAATCCGCCCAACTAATATTCATCTCAAACAATTACATCCTGTCTATGGATCGAAAGAGAGAAAAATATATAGACTCATTTGGGAAACATCATTGGAGAGTCTTATGTCACCAGTACAATACGAAGAACAAACAGTGTTTATTGAAGCACCATTTGATTTGAAGTATACACGAAAAAATGAAAATATATTATTTCAAGGATGGCATATCGTAAAAAATACGAAGATCGATAATACAGAATATAACTATTTTCTTCATTTTAAAATGGATTCTATTGTTCCTTATAAGAAGATCGTTAGTAAAACCATATATAATAATACATGTCAACATTTGTCTGAGACAGATTTGCTGCGACTATTAGAACGACATGGAATTGGTAGGCCATCTACGTATTCTTCTCTGATTCAAAAGATTCAAGAAAGAAAATATGTAGTCAAACAAACAATTAGTTATGAAAATACAGAAGATGAGTATTCTACAAACTATGAATTGGTTGATACTGATATACAGAAAAAGGTTGTAAAGAGAGAACGCAACAAAGAACATAATAAATTAGTTATTCAACCATTGGGTATCAAAGTGATGGAGTATTTGCTTGTGAATCATTCGGCATTATTCGATTATAAATATACACAATCAATGGAAGACGATTTGGATAATATATTGAAAGGAACTACATCTTATGCCGATGTATGTGGATCAATGTATCGACAACTTCTCTCTTTATCTTTAGAAAAGAATAATAATAATACTGTTACACCTTCTTCTATTTTACGAGTAATCAATGATAATATGAGCATTCGAACAAATAAAAAAGGACAGCCATATATCTTTTTCAAAACAATGAAAATGCGAAAACCGAAGTTCTATTCATTGGATGGATTGCCCGAAGATTATATGACATGTCCTATAAACAATATAGTCAAATGGGTTTCGTCGCTCAAAACATAGCGAACTCATGGATTCATCTTTTTCAATGTGAGCAACGCGTTGAATGTCACTTTGAACAAAGCGATGCGACCAAAAGTATCGTTGCCTTGTCCTCTACTAAAGGTTCGCATTATAGGAGAAATATATGGATATTGAACCATTCCATCCATTCTGTGAAAACCCTCAACCATCTTTTTCTCACAGAATGGAGAATATATATTGTCAATCAACTCCAAAATGGTATCATTGATTTTCTCTCCATTCGTGAGTTCAATTGTGAATGTATCAACAATCGTGTATTCTCGTCCATTACATTTTTCACGACAGCACCAAATCATTTTTTCATGATATTTTATCAATCCATCTTCATATACATCCAATGTAATATGTCGTCCTCCATTTGTTGAATCTGATTCATTCATCTCAAAATGTCTGACAAGCTTTCGCGTGTCATCTATTTCAATGAGACCCACTCCATTGTCATATTTTGATTCAATCACAAAGTCTGTGTTCATCTTCTCTTTTGGCAATGGCTCGAGAACAACCACTGGTTCAGGTTCTGGTTCTGGCTCTGGCTCTGGATCAGGAACCGATGAACTTCTTATAAACTGTTCTGGAACACGAAGTTTTCGTTCATTGTTTTGGCGTATTTGCTCTTCAACTTGACATTTTTGTTCTGTCAATTGACGCATTCTCTCTTCCAATTGTTGGAATTCTTCATCCGCAAGACATTTGCGTTCTTCCAATTGTTGGTTTTCTTCTTCGATCTTATCCAATTCTGCTTGGATGCGTATTTCCATCATTTTGCTGTCAATTTTGCGGACGATTTCTTGGCGCATGAGTTCGCATTTCATAACCATTGCGTTCAATTCTTCATCTTCTCTGAGTTCTTCTGGAATTGTAATCTGTTGGAAAGAAGGACACATTAATTCTGTTGAACTTTGTGACACACTTACTTCTTCTTCAATTTTGATTTGTTGTTGAGAATTCATTTCTGTTTTCGTTTTTTGCGGTTTTGAGTTTTTTAAACACTTGGTTGTTTTTTTGAGTAACATCTATGCTAATTGAAAATAGTATTTCAATTTTTTTTGAACATGGTGTGTTTTTAGAAAACTTAAAATATAACAATTTTTTCATATAGTTTTTTCAATGTGCGCAATGTGTTAAATGTTTCTTTGAACAGCATTAACCTAATACCATACATGTCATAAGTTATTCCATGTGATAGTAAAGGAATATCGCAATAGATTATGTGTGTGTTACCTTGACACACTTCAATCAACTCTTCAAAACCCATTTTCACACATAATGAAAAATATATATTATCAATTAACTCTAAAATAGCATCATTGATTTTCTCTCTATTAGTGAGTTCAATTGTGAATATTGAAGTAATAATATTTTCTGGATTATTTTTATTAAAATGTCCATCAGTTGATTTCAATATTTTTTCATGACATTTTATTAATCCGTCTTCGTATACATCCAATGTAATATGTTGTGATAAACCACATATATATTCAAAATGTCTGACAAGTTTTCGTGTGTCATCTACTTCAATAAACCCTATTCCATTGTCATATTTTGATTCAATTACAAAGTCGGTATTCATTTCAATATATAGTTAAAATAAAGAAAAAATATTATATTAGTATTTGGTATTATTATTTAGTATTATTATTTTGGCGAGCACATGTCGCAAGAACAATCCAATATATCATCTTCTTTTTCTTTTTCGATACATAATAAGCATACGTTCGTTAATTCACATTTCTTCATATCTTTCGACCAAGTTTTGTTGCAAGATAAACAATACCAATGATCACTTTTCGCCGTACATTTAACACACAGAACATTATAATATAGTTGTTCACAACATTCAATCGTCATCTTCATTGGATACAGTTGTGGTGCCAAACTGAATATCCGTCTATAAGGCATAATGAGTTTGAATCCAAAGATATTATCGGCTGGATCGATCCAATCGTAGAGAATTTTCTCACTAACTGGTGTGTTACATGACATACACAGTTGCGTAATTTTGACGTTCATTGTTGTTGGTGGACAGTTTTGGTTCTTTAAATTACTATTCATTATATATAAGTTTTCTATTTCAATTTAATCAAACAAAATTACGCCATAGCAGATATCATATTCTCAGTCAACTTTTTACCACCAATATCTGACGGTTCTATGTCATGAGAGAAGTCTTCAGAATTTGTCATAAATTTGGATAAATCCAATACTCGACAATGATATTTCTTGGCACATTCTTTGACTCTTATATTCCATTCTTTAATGACAGAATCATATTTTCTGTAATGACTTGCTTGTGGATAATAAAGTGTCATTAGAATAATATTCGCATTGCTCATCTTTTTGGAAATATTGGCGACAAAATTATAGTAATCTGTCATTATACTATAAAGTGTGTCTGAGCTTCTCTGAGAATTATCTTGATAGACTATTTTCTGTAAAATGTCATTGCCGCCGACAGAAACGAATATATATGTGCTTTGATGATTATATTTGTCTTCTTTTGTCAAATCGGGTATCTGAGAAAACATTGTACTTTTAATTGTACTATTATCTTCTGCTAGACATATAATTTGGTCTTCATTATTGTCTAACTGTTGAATCAATTGATCAGTTATACTTTCTTGTGCATATCTCTCATTATCTAGAATACTATCACCGACCAATATAATCACTTTTGGGTTTTTTGTAAATCCTTCCAATAGGTTTCTCTGAAAGATAAAGAAGATTATTATACAAATAATAACCAAATAAAATATTACCATATAAGTTGGTAATATTTTATAAATCAAATTATGATAATTTATTTCCAAAAGAATTATTAAATCCTTGAGATAATGTTGGATCAATACATGTCGCATTTCGAAGAGTATGTGGAATTAGAATAGTAAATATCAGAGAAAAAGAATAATTAAAATTATCAAAATTGACTAGACGCCCATCATGAAACCGTAATTTAATACGCAACTTGCGTATTCTCTCTGCTGGTGGATAAAAAAGTTTATATGCTGAAGAATTAAACCATTGCGCACCTTGTTGGCCAGCTGGATCAACTGGAATTTTAGCAAATGCCGAATTATTAATACCATTAGACTGATTTGTACTCGTTTCTCTTTTAATGTTATGTGAAGAAAATGGAGCGAGTTCATCCATTGTATTTAGGAGTTGAACATCCATATAAAAATAGCTTTCGCCTACTATATTAAGCTTTCTTGGTGCTTCTAAGAAATATACATCGCTTGTGCTCGTTGCTGGTGCAAGCCAATAACCATTATCACCCGAAACGACATCTCCATAATAGAATCGAGGAGGAATTTTGCTCGTTCTTGAATATGCATTTGACTGAAAAAAACCCAAGTATGCAGGAAGACCCCAATTAATGAAAGTTTGTACCGCTTCTGGCAACAAAACATTCAATTGTAGTGTCTCACTTCTATATAGAGGACTCTCATTTGTGATAACAAAAGCAGATGATGTATTACCAAACCATAGAGTTTGACTCACTGAATTGAAAACGACGACAAAACCTGTATATCCCCCGGCAGCAATAAAGGCTGTAGTATCTATAGAATTTTGCGCCATGTATGCAAGAAGATAAATATTCACTGCTTCATTCATTTTGTTAGTCAGTTCAGTCGGCATTGTCGTAGAAGTATATGTTCCTTCTGTAATGATAATAGTAAATTCTGTATTGTTAATCGCTAATGATAACGATGCTGGTATTGGTAAAATGGGGTTATACGAAGCAAGACTAAAAGTAAAGAAGACATTATTCTGAGAAATAGAAAAAACGTTATAATACATTGGGAAAGTATAATTGCTTAAAGTGACAGTAGAAACATTCAAGTAATCTTGTGGCAAATCAAGCTCAAAATAACCCGAATTTGGATATTTTATTACATCACGATCTTCTGAATGAATACTCACATATTTCTTAAATAACATAAACTCATTTGCATTTTCAATAAGTGGATGTGTAGTATTTGTTACAAAACGACTCATTAATAATATAATAATATAGAATAAAATTAATCTATTTGTTCGCATATCGATAAGAATTATAATGTAATAATATTACATTATAATATGCCACTGGAAGTTGATACAAGTAATGAATCAGCAATGTCGATGATCATTTTTGGAATTATTATGGTTAGTGTCATTATTATTTCAATTGGAATGAGTAGCGATATTACAGGAAACGGTGTGACTATCGGCTCAATCACTTTAGCTGCAGGATTAATGTTATTTGCTATTAGAATTATAACTATCACAACAGGGATACCTCCTCAAATGTCTTTAATAAATAAATTGTCATATACAAAAATAATATTGCTAATAATTACAGCATTTATTCTAGCATTGCTTTGTTGGTTTATACAAATATTATCATACAAACAAAATTTAATGAGTCATATAGAAGTCATCAACTATATGAAAACATATTTACAAATGTTTTTATTTACAATAATTGCAATTATGTTCATTAACATGACAATACTCGGGACAGATGAATTAAATAAAAATTCTATGTTTAATGATCAAGGTTCAAGTCTTTTCTTTGTTATAGCAGAAACCATCATTTTATTTATGTATCTATACATTATCTACACAATCATATATAATTATGTGACAAATGGATAATATTTACAATCTATCCATTGATAAATACTTATAAGTAATTCCGTACATATCTCCTGTACACCATATACCAGATATTTTAAGAATAATGTGATTGATTTTATCCTCAATATTATATAACTTTATTTCTCCACTTTGTATCTGTTCACTCAACTTAAATAATGGTGTTTTATTACTATGATAATTCGTAATGAATTGATGATTCAGTATAGATGATTCCAACGTTTTAATGAAATTAACAATATTTGTATTTTCAAATAGAGAGAAAAAACACTTATATTTGCTATAATATTTATCGATATTGGATATCTTCAATGGAATATGAATAGATATGCTATTTAGACTGAATAGACTGGTAGAATAAATAAACCGAATAAAATTCGGGTTCTGTGAGTCGTTTTCGTTGATGTTTTTGTGATTTTCGATAAAATACACGTTGTCTATATTATATTGATTGATATGAATGACTAGTAACATTATAGTAATATTATACGTGCGTTTTAAGTTCTGTAATATATGATATTAATATAAAATAGGTTCAAGTTGTAATAAAGAAATAATCGAATAATATAAACCAATGAAGCACCATGAGACTCTTTTTGAAGAATATATTTCAGCAAATGTAACAACAAACCTTCATCCTAAATTGGGCAATATGTTCAAATTATTTCCAAAGAGTATCAATCAATTGAAAAATGTCATTTTTTATGGTCCTCGAGGAATCGGAAAATATACACAGGCTTTGAAATGTATCAAAATGTATAGTCCAAGTAATTTGAAGTATGAAAAGAAAATTAGTATTGGATTAGGTAACATGAACGTCAGTAAATCATATTTTATTAAAATAAGTGATGTTCATTATGAAGTAGATATGTCTCTCTTGGGATGTAATTCAAAACTATTGTGGAATGAAATATATACACAAATCATCGATATTCTTTCTGCAAAAGTAGACAAATCGGGAATCATCTTATGTAAAAACTTTGGCAAAATCAATTCGGATCTATTAGAAAGTTTCTATAGTTATATTCAAAAAAACAATTTTTCGTCGATTCATATCATCTTCATGTTGATTACAGAAGATCTCAGTTTTATTCCGGATAATATTTTGAGTTCTTGTGAAACGATCAATATGACGAGACCTACTAAAAGCACATATAATAAAATACTTTCAAACAAAATACCTTCTTCTGTAAAATTGGAAGATATTGTTAGTATCAAAAATATGAAGGACGATGTCTCAACGAAATATAATATACCTCACAAGATCATCTGCGACAAAATAATCCAAAGTATTCTACATCAATGCGATATGTTACTGTTTAGAGATTATATTTATGATATCTTCATTTATAACTTGAATGTGAATGAATGTATTTGGTATATCATTGACGAACTGATACAGAAAAAACATATTAAGAGAGAAAATATATCGGAGTTGATGGTAAAAGTATTTGGATTTTTTCAATATTATAATAACAATTATCGTCCTATTTATCATTTGGAATACTTATTCTATTATATTATTTCGTTGGTTCATGGATACGATATCGAAGTATGATTATTTAAAAGCACAATTATAACATTTGTTATATAATTCGTCGCATTTTTTACTACATTTATCACAAACGCCTTTTCTACAATTATTACATTTATTAACTATTCTATTTTTATGTGGTTCTTCGCACTTTTCACAAGTTTTTGAACTTTTTGGAATAATATTTTTTTTAATACAATTATTACATTTATTACCTATTCTATTTTTATGTGGTTCTCCACACTCTTCACAAGTTCTTGAACTTTTTGGAATAAATTTTTTAATACAACAATTGCCTAATGTTAATATTTGTTGTCCATCTGTTATATAACAATTTTCTTTAATATTATGCCCACAAATACATTTATTTTTCAGTTCAGGTAAATCTTTATCTTTACAACATTGTGTAAAGTAATTAAGATGGCGACCATCTCTTCCACCGCAATATTTCCAATTATTACTTTTAATTTCATCATATGTTAAACCATAAAATTGTAATCCTTTAATAAATTTATCGGTTAATTCAAGCGAAGGTATTTTAGATGTCATTATAAAATATATAACATATATTTTTATATTTATGTTATATATTTTATAAAAAATTCGGCATTTGATATGCTAACGTGTGTAAAGAAGATTAATATTTATTTTATCAGTTATTTAAAATTACTGATAAACTAATAACATTAAAAACATATTATTACTTATTTTATTTCAAAGTCAAATTCTCTCCAATAATTTAAATAAATAATCGTTTAATTCAATTTATAATAATTTTAATTCATATAAACTCAAAATAGGGTTTATATGAATATGGATATTCAAGAAGCATATTGTATCTTCAACCTAGACGGCAAAATAAGTATTAATAAAACGGATTTAAAAAAACAGTATTATAAGCTGGCACTGAAATATCATCCAGATAAACACCAAAATAGTGCGGAATCTACCGCATATTTTCAAAAAATTGGACAAGCATATGATCTATTGAATGGAGAAGAAGATATAACAACACAACAAGAAGATTACTCATATTATTTTAATATGTTCTTCAAAGAAGATACAGTATTGTCAACTTTTCTCTCTTTTATTAACTATGAAACCTTGACGGCAAAAATATTTGAGAATATCGATAAACAAGTTGCCTTAGAAATGTATAATTATTTCTTTCAATATCGAGATATACTTCATATTTCAGAGAAATGGTTGGATTCATTGAAGAAGATCATTATTGAAAAATATAACAATGTTCACATTTATATTCTAGAACCTTCTCTGACAGAACTATTTGGTGATAGAATATACAAATTAGAAGTTAATGAAAAACTATTCTTCGTTCCATTATGGCATTCAGAGCTGGATTTTGAAGACGATTCTGACATTATTGTCAAATGTGTTCCTGTCTTACCTGATCATATTTCGATAGATGAAAATAATAATATTTTGGTCAATCTCGTTATCAATCTTACTGCTTCTCTCTTTGAAGAAGAATATATAACTATTACTGATATACCTTCTCTTCAAATACCAGTTGCTGATCTCTTTATAAAAAAACAGCAGTATTATATTCTAAAAGGGAAAGGTATTCTGAGAATAAGAGAGAAAGACATTTATAATAGCGAAGAGAGAAGTGATATTATCGTGAATATACAAATAAAATAAGTAATTATAATTTATTCTGTATATACCAGATTCCCTGAAGATAGCAATCAGCCAAGTCATCTTTTTTATTTCCGTATTGATTGAAGAAAGATAACCAATTAGCATCTGTCAAATGAACCCCGACAAGTTGAATGCCAAGTGCTTTACGTTCTTTATATGCGTCCGGAGGAAGGTATGGGTGGTCTGGGGGTGCAAGTTTCAGCTTATTCGCAGAATTAACAAAGTCGATAACTAAATCTTCATTGTTGGAAGTCTTCATAATGAAATATTGTGCTATCATTCCTTGTATTGTTTTCATTCGATTTGCGATTGGACTAATTTGATTTTCAATAATGATTCTATCCATATGAATGCCATTGAAGAGATCATCGAACTTGGTTTTTAGGTTTTTACCAATAGTAACAAGGTCCAAAGTGGATGCGTTGACAGAAGTTGTTGTTATTGGTTCTAATATAATTTTCTGTATATGCGTATCCAAGAGAGAAAGAAGATCAGCCTTTTTCGTTCCCTCTAAAGGAACAAGTCCATGTTTCTCCATGATCAGCTTCAAAGAAGTCATATTCTGTTTCTTAAAATACGACGATTTCAGTTGTAATGTGGGAACTAAATAGTCAGTCTTCTTTGCGTGAGTAACGCAGTAATATTCATTTTCTCTCTTCCATTTTGCGGCAGAAGAACATTGTTTTTGAATAGACGGTTTCTTCTTTGTACCTTTTGTTGTTGTTATACAAGAACATAATATTTTTGATTCTTTCTCTGATTGTTGTTGTGATAAATCGACAACGCCCCATTTTTCTACCGTTGTTCCATCAGAGAAAACACAATATGCCAAGTTTTTAATACCAACATCAATACTGATTATTCGCATTGTTACTTATTTTCTTTGCGTTGTTTCTTTAAGTTCAATTGAATAATATATTGTCAAAACAAGAATTAATTAAAGAATTTATCAACATTATTTAATGGTATCACTCTTTTGGGATAGTCAACAATTAAATCGACATCTTTTACAATTTTCACTTTTATTTCAGGAAAACGAATATTTGTATTTTTCTCAGAGACAGCAATCTCATCCGGTTCATCATTATCAATTATAGCTACTACTCTTTTCTTTTTTAATTTTTCTATTTTCGGTAGTTTGTTCATGTTATTTATTTTAGTTAACATAAAATTTCTAAGTGTTTCAGTTCAACAAAATAATAAAAATACTTAAATTGTTGAAACGATTATTGAGATAATCGTATACAAAATCAATATAATTTATAATAAAATTGATTTAATTATAAATTATATATTTCTTAATATAAACAAAAAATGACGGAAAATTCCTCTCAAATGATTGAAAATACACAACTTTTTAACAACGATGAATGCATTCTAATATCATCGAATACATCTAATATAGAAATCAAAATAACAGAATATGAATCTTCAGGTATGCCGATCAAAAAAATGAAACGTAAAAAAATGAAAATAAGACCTGTATTAATTATGGATGATGATGAAGATATACCTGCTTCTACTCCTCCTGTTCCGGTGGTTGTTGCTGTTACTGAAACACAACCTATAATATTAAAAGATGATATTTATCCTTCTGTCGAAACATCAACCATGGAGGAACTCACCAAATATTATGATGAAATATTGAATGTGGATAAGAGCACATATAAATCAAGCAATGATGAACCAACACCGATTCGTTGTATTAGTGAAATGATCAATAAAATACCAAACGATTTATGGTGTAAAAGTGATTTGTCGATATTGGATCCTTGTTGTGGAAATGGAAATTTTAGTATTCCAATTTTATATGAATTATTGAAATATCACAGCATGAAAACGATATTAGAAGATGTATTGGAATTCAATGATATTAATGAAGATAGATTGAATAATGTGCGCAAAGTGTTCTGTCATGAAAAATATAACCTGAACATAACCAATCATGATTTTATTAAATATAATAACCCAAAAAAATACGATTTAATTGTGGCAAATCCTCCTTATGCAAAATTGTTGGAAAATGGTAAAAGAGCATCCAAGAATCATAATTTAATTAAGGATTTTATTGAAAAGGCATTATCACAATTAAAGCCAAATGGATATTTGTTATTTATTACACCAGATAATTGGATGTCTTATGCTGACAGAAATTTGTTGATTGAAATAATAACAGGATTGCAAATAATACATTTGGATATACATACTGCGAAAAAATATTTCAAAAAGATTGGATCAAGTTTTACTTGGTATATAATTCAAAATTGTACATTTTATAAAAATATGAATGTATCAGGAATATGGAAAAAGAGAGAATATATTAGCTCTGTTGTCTCAAAGAAACGCAAATATATTCCATTATTATATAATCAACTTGTTCAAAATATATTATCGAAAACGGTCGATGATACAAGTCTACGTAAGTTTGATGTAAAAACCAGCAGTGATTTACATAAATATACAAAAGCGACATTGATAAGTAATGAAAAGGATGATATATTCAAACATAAATTGATCCACACACCAAGTCAAACAGTATATGCTTCAAGACCTCATAAGTTCCAAGAAGGGTTTAAGGTGTTTATTTCAACAACAGATAAATATAAAGTATTTATTGATGAGTGTGGAATGACACAATCCATTGTATTTATATTATGTAAAAACGAGGACGAAGCAAAAAAGTATTTGCAAATATTAAATCATCCATTATATGTATTTGTAAATAATATCTGTCGTTGGGGTAATTTCAATAACATACGAATTTTACAGAGTTTTCCTATTCCTGACATTGAATATACTGGAAACCATCAAGAAATTTATTCTTATTTCGGTATTACAGAAGATGAAATTCAATTCATTAATGAAAATATATGAATGTGATGAAATTTATTCTTTGTAACCAGGATCACAATTATCACTCAATATAGGGTATTCATTATAATTTTTTTTGTAATCCTCCAAAAATGTGCTCTCATAGGCATGAAAAGTCTGTGCTACTATTGTCGTTTGCTTCCCAAAGATTTCAATGATAATTTCTGTTTTTGGTAATTCATAACCATACATTTCAATTTTACACCCTAAACTTAAGTAGAACTCAAATGTATTATATATGAATCCATTCGTTTTGGAACAATCGCCGGATTTGCCTCTCTCTTCAACGTGATGTCCACATAGATAAGATCCCACTCTGCCTTTAATACCTGTTCTTGTCCCACCAATTTTAACAATTCTACCATTAATCACAAGTAAATATAACCATTCTGTTTTTTTTTCAAATTCTTCTTTTGAAATTTTTCTGACAAATTGAATCAATGTGTTCCTTTTTTTGGTGTCTGAATCTTTTCCAGTTTCAGTATCCAATATAATATCAGCAATTGGAATGAAATGTTCTTTTCTATTGTATTCTTCAAGTGAAATAGTTTTATCGAATGGGATAAGTTTTATCCATTTTTTGATCAATGAACCTTCATATTGATCATTCGCGTTTGCCACTCCTGAAATATCACCATTTGGAATTGGTAAAGGTAAAGGCAAAGGTTCCTTATCACCAGTTTGAATTGGCAAAAGTTCCTCCACATCATCCTCATAGTCTTCCAATCTTGGTTTCACCTTTTTCACTTTTTTCACTTTTTCCATTTTTTTCTCATTTTTCTCTTTTTTCAAATTCGCTTTCATAATTGGTTGTTCCATGTCGTTTGTTTGTTTGTTCTAATACTTATATATTTAAGTTTTTCAATTTAATTAATTGTAAATATAAAACACACACACACACACGATGTTATTTCAACCATCGTTAACCATGGTGTTCTTTAAGTTCTAGTATTAGTAATATAATTCGGTCGGGCATCAGTTGGTACAAATGTCACTTCAATAGAAGGTGATAAAAGTTTCGATTGTAATTGTTCTCTCGACAAATATGGATTCTTTAAATCGCTTGTTGTATAACCATACCCAGGTTGACTTGTATCGGTAGAACTAGAATACAAATGAGGAACATTATCTGATGGCGTTCGATCTGAATGAACATGTTGGTTGATTCCTAAAGCAAGACACGCTTCTTGATTATTCATTTTCATAATTTGAAGTCCATTGTGTGTCATATATCGTCTATAGTCCCAATTTGAGTTTATATTTTCTGCATTTCGTATTCTTTCATTTACAACAGCAGATGGTTGCCAAGAAGCATAATTACGTCCATCAGACATAATTGGTGGAAAATTAAAATGTATGTTGTTTGATCCAGAAAAACATGTCCCCCAACTCATATAATAATATTAAGAAATATTATTATATTTCTACTTTGAATTTTATTACGATTCAAGCAATTTGACTAAATCGGCTTTCTTCAATTTAGCAAAATCATCAGTTCCAGTTCCTCCTTCTAATCCCTTTTCAATAACGAGAGATCGAAGTTTGTCCAGAGATAACTTTTTGTAATTGACTTTACTAGAACTTACAATTGGTGTCGTTGTGGGGACAACATCATCTTCTACAATTTGAATATCTGTTTCTTGTGGCAATACTTCAGTCGATACTTCAGTCAATACTTCAGGCAATTCTTGTGGCAATACTTGTGGCAATACTTCAGACAATACTTCAGTCAATACTTCAGTCAATACTTCAGTCAATACTTCAGGCAATACTTCAGGCACTGAGATCTCTTCAATTTCTACTTCTATCGGAGAAACAACATGATCATCTTCTATTGGAACGCTTTTTTGCTCAACTATTTCAATAATTGGTTCTTCATCAATAAAGTTAAGACTGATTTCTGGTTGAATGAAGTTATCATTATCATTATCTTTTTCTTTTTCTACATTATTTATTGTATTATCATCAGACAAATTGATATATTTTATTTTTTTATCATCTTCCTCATCTTCATCATCATCATCATCATCTTCATCTTCATCATCTTCATCTTCATCATCGTCTTCATCCTCATCCTCATCTTCATCTTCATCATCGTCTTCATCCTTATCCTCATCTTCATCCTCATCCTCTTCGTCTGAAACCGCAACTAATGATGGTTCGGTTAAATGTATTTCTTTAGTAGTTCCTGTAGTATCATATTTTGTTCCAGAAGATGTCAACACGTTAGTAACGAGAGATTTTAAACGATTCAGTTCTTCTGCCATTGAAGTAACTACTCCTACAATAGAAGAAAACTTGTTATTTTGGTTATTCATTCTCTTAATTAGAAAGACTGCTAATCCAGCTATCAATAATAAAGATAATCCTAAAAATGTGATATATGGGATAGTAAATAAAGAACAGCTCATTTTATAAATAGAATATTTTATATATTCATAAAGAAAACGAATTATAACAAATCATGATCATCAATAATTTCTTTTGGGTAATCCATATCTCTTAATACCTTCATCCCTCCTCGAACGTGTGAGATGCCATCTTTTAATATATATGTGTATTGAAACTCATTATCAATATTATCTTTTGTGTCCATATGACAATTTTTAAACTGTTTATGGTTTTCTAAATGTTTGCACAGATCTATAAAATGTGTCGTTAACATACAGTTTACACCGTTAATTTTCACTAAATATTTCATAAATGATTTTGCACTTGATACGGCCTCATCTGGATTTGTTCCAGAATATAATTCATCGAAAACGCAGAAGTGAGTTTCATTTATATTCTCATGAATAATATCTAGTATATCCTTACAACGACGCGCTTCCGCTTGGAACAAACTATCTCTCCCTGAAGTATCTGGAATATTCAAATAACAATGAATATATTTATATGGAATAATATTTGCAGAAGAATAGAATCCGCAACCAATTTGTTGACTCAGGATGACATTAATCAGAGAAGATTTCAAAATAGTAGTTTTTCCAGAAGCATTAGGTCCTGTAATAATAAGATTCTTGTCTAAGTGAATATCATTGCGTATTGGGTTCGCATCCTTTAGAACGGGATAATATGCGCCTTTAAATAGGTTTTTCTTTAATTGTTTTTTACCAGATTTTGCTTTTGGTTTTGATTTCTCAAACTTACAGAAAGATATATGATGTTCAGAGATATTCTTTACAACTCCATCAATTGTATCGATATATCCATTTATACCGAATGACCACATGAACGCATCATTCAACTCTTCGACAGTATGGATCGCATAAAATTCCTTCATTATTTTACCAAATTGAGCAACCTTGTTTACAGAAAGGGTATATGGTGTGATATGTTTCAGATTATCTTTTAATCCAGATAACGCCAATAGTTGAGTTGTTGCATGTGTATTAAACTCATTATATGTATTTAATTTTGTCGTATATAGAAGCAAATTATTCACATTATCTTCTGTGTGTTGAATATAATTACTTATTCTGTCAAAGAAATGATGTATCTTCTTCAAATTTTCATTAAAACGAAGACATGTTAAAATATTCTGGTAAATCGAAAATATGTAAAATACTGCACTAGCTAGCAAATAGATCTTCTTATCTGAAGTAACAGTATTNAAATGTGTGAATAATTGACCGATTGCGTTATTTTTNGCAATCTGTTTTAGAATTTCAATATATTCTGTTATTGACAATTTCAATCCTTTCATTTGTATTACGAAAAATGGAATGATCAATATAAAAACTGGCATTAA